CCAAGTTAGATCGCCATAAACATTAGGAATTAATAAAAACATCCATACTAATAACGTAAAAATCTTTTTCATATTAACTCCTAATATTTATGCCACGACTTGCTCCCCGTCGAAAATAACATTCTCTCCGTCGAAGATGACGTTTTCCATTTCGCCAAGATAAATATCGTTATTGGCAATATGTGGCGTTGCGTCATAGAACGTCCGTTTGCTTGTAACGGAAAATCTATGGATATTGTTCTCTGCAACCATTCGCGTGATACGGCTTTTCATTACCAGTTCCCGTGAAGCCTTTTGATTGATTGCTCTCTTACCTGTAAACCTTCTAAACAACGACCCTTACACTGTAATGTACATATCGGGTTAAGCGGATCCCAGCAATGCTCAACCGCCCATGCCGCGCTGACCATCGGCTGGTGAAAGCTCGACCAGTCAATGACCTTGTTCCCGGCTGCGTCGCGCTTGGCTATCGTCCTGTGAAGCCCGTATTCCTTTATAGCCCGTTCACTGACGTTCTTTAATATCGGGCTGGCGACCTGAACATACGGGCATTTCCCAGGAATAAGCTGATACTGTTTAGGACACTTGATCTTCCGTATGATCGCTGTCATTAATTACGCCCTGGGCCTTCTTTAAGCGGCTTAATTTCTCCAGCCGGAAGAATGCCCTTTAACGTGTCCATTGTTAAACCGTACTGGTCGGCCATTTGTTTCATGATCTTTTCCATAGCCGCGCCCTTACGTGTTTTTTCGTTCGCCTTCTTGCGCTTATCCTCTGCTGCGGTCCACGCCATGCCTTCTTTGCTGTCAAGCCATGCGCCGATTTCGTCATTCGTTGGCTGTTGTGCGGATAATGAGATATTCATCGCTGCGAACTGCCTTAATGCGTTAAGCGCATTATCCCTGTGCATTGGCCCAACACGCTTTCCCCACCGCGTCCAGAGGGAGATATTTTTATGATCGGTTATCTCACGAACCTTGATCTTCTCCGCATCAACGCGCCCGCTTTTCTTAATGGCGCGTTCTTCGGCCATATACTTCATGGCGATTGGGTCAACACTTTGAAGATCAGAAATCTGTTTTAACAATGCCTCATTTTCAGCAATAACCTGCTCTAATGTCCTGTCCTGCTGGGTAACAGTGCTTTCAACCCCTGATTTCTTTACCATTTTACTCCCCTTTTTAGGTTGCCCCTGTTTCCGGGGGGCTATTGCTAACCCCCCGGTATAGGGTAATGTTCCGAATTAAAGCCTCAAACCCCTGGCTTAAGAACTTTCCTTCGTATCGAACTGCATTTCAACGCCGTGCTTGTTGCGAAGAATTGCCTCACCCCAGATCTCAGTACCTGTTATCGTGGTTGCAACTTCGTCAACATCGCGGTCAACTTCGATCTGGAACGGCCTCTTGCTAACGAACTTGATGCCGCCCTGTGAGAACGCCGCGCCTGAAGCGTTATTGCTCGTGATGGCAATATTCGCATCCAGCCAAAGCGTGAAACCCATCACCATGCCCGCGAACCCATAGCGAGCAAAGTCTTCCGCAACAGAACCGGGTGCGCCCGCGCCCGCGAGAGCATCCGCACTGTTGTCAAACAACGAGATCAACCCCGTTGTGCGGTACACCTGAAGCGGGTGTAACACCAGATGATACGGCAGCGGTGCGTGATACGTCCTGAGTGAACCATAGGCCGAATACAACGCGCCCGGTGTCGGGTCAGTATTCTGCCCGCCAGCGTTCGTGGTGAACGAGGAGAACAAGGTACAGAGGTCAAGATCCCTGCGGACCGTAACGCACTGACCGATTAACTTACCGGCAACCGCAGCCATGTCATCGACAGAACCGAGGTTGGCGATATCCTTCAACTGCACCGTTGCACCATGCACGCCAACGGTGGCCGCAGACGGTGACGTTTCATCGCTGGTCGTCGAATCCAACGCCTGCGCCGTATGGCTGTCATCAGCCTCGGACGTAAGACGCGTGACGAACGGCGTCTGGTGGATGATACCGGGACCAGAGAAGTTCACGTTCGTGACCAGAGGACGAACGATGTCGCCCTCATCCAACTCAAGCAGAGCATTCGCCACGATTGTGGGAATACACTCTGTCAGAGTCGTGGTTGTAGTGTCCGTGCCGATAAGGCCAACGAGCCACCTTTTTAACAGATTAAACATTGAAACTCCTTTACATTGCATTGCGATTCCCTTTCATTAAGGGAGCCATTTTAACTTTTAACTCTGCCGCCAGTTTCCTGTTCCCTGATTGCATTGCTTGGTAATACTGATTGTTCAAGGTCGCCAGGTCAACGCCCGAACCATTACCGCCACCTGCACCACCGGCGGGAGGTGTGCCGCCACCGCCAGTTCCGCTTGCCTTAACAAGGTGCGGACGCTGGGCGTAAAAACCCTTTAACCCTTCCTCAACTGACACTTCACGCTCGATACCGTTCGTGTCCTTTGATTTCAGGGTAACGATACCGTCTTTATTAATGACGGTTATCCCCTTAACAAGCGCGATGGTTTCATCTACAAAACCATTCTGTCTTGCGGCCTCTGCCGCAATCGCTTGAGTTACGGTCATGTCTGTGATCTTTGCGTCTTTCGCTGCCAGCATCGCATCACGCTCGGAAATGGCCTTCTTATACGTTCCCTCGGCTTCCTCGTACTTCTTTTGCCTGACAAGCTCGTCCTGCTTTAGCTTGTCCTGTTCCTTCGCGTGTTCTTCCTTAAATTTCTTGAGTTCCTCGTAGTCGCCGAACTGGTTCTTCGTGCGCGCGAGCCGGTCACCCACAATACGATCAACTTCTTCCTGGGTAAACACTTTACCTTTACCACCCTCATCTTCATTCTTTTTCTGTTCGTCCAACATCTTTACCTCCGTTTTTACCGCTAGAGTTAGCGTTTTTATTTAAAAATGAAAAGCGTGACATCACGCTTCCATTCGCTTCTTTATCCTGTGTCTTTTCCATATCTGCGACCATCTTGTTTAAATCGATATCCGGTATGCGCGGGAATTTCTTCTTAATAATAGTGCGCTTGATTTCCTTGTTGAACTCCGTGCCGAGGTTAATCCGCATCAGCTTCTCGGCCTCGTCAATATCGGCGTTAAGGTCCTTAATCGAGAACTCGGTCGGATAGTTCACATACCCCACGAACTCCGACCCGTCCTGACGTGCGAATATCTGCCACATACGGGTTTCGGCATCCTCAATGTTTCCGGCTTTCATGGACAGCGTGCTATTCGTTTCGTTGAAATCCCACGCCTTCGACACACCAGACTGTACGCCAGCCGATTCGGTCGTTGCTGACGCAGTTCCTCCTTCGAGCTTCGCAAGCTGGAATATCTTATGCACCTGTCGGTCTATGTGGCTGAACATAACCTCGGCATTCGCCGGAGGCGGGGATACATACTCTGGCTTGTTGCGCGTTTCGGGATATAACAGACCCTTGCTCGTTCCAACAGTAATATCACTATATTCGTCACTCGTTCCCTGGAGTGCCAAAAACGCAAACGTCTGATTCCTTAATATCTCACGCAACTCGGAGCAAGCGTTATAAATATCCCTTGAGATAAACGATATGTCGGCAATCGCGCTTATGCCGAGGAAATTACGCTCTTTCTTGCTCTTTTTATCGAATACGCACACGATCGGCACGCACCCGGATGTATGTGTTCCACGTGAAACTTCTTTATATTCGTTGTCATAAACGATCCACTCGGTCGTGGTCCATAGGCGATACCGGCACATCTTTGACGTATCGGCGTTATAGTCGAAGGGGTTGTTGTTGGTATCGAGTGACTCTTTTATCAGTACCCAGTAAGGATTGCCAAACTCGTCCAACGCCCAGTTTAATATGTTCTCCGGCCTGTAAAGCGTGAAATACGGGAACATCCCGGCGTCCATCTTGTCGCGAAGCGTAATGATCGGCCTGTCTGACGCGGTTGGCTTGTCGCACACGATAAAACAGTGTCCATACACCTGTGCGAACTCCGCGATCTGCTTACGGAACTCCACCAACGAACTCCCCATGCGGTCGATATTGTCCATTCTGACCTTAAGCGCGGCATCCGACACGCCTTTCGTGTCAAGGAGAATCGGCTCTTTAAATAAATGATTGGTGTAAATATCTATAATGGGCGCGCAGAAGTTATAATAATAAGACATCTTAATGCGCTCTTTGTAATCTTCTTCACGCTCTTTCTTGTGCTTGAATAGGTTTGTATTCGACAGGCTGTTTAATCCCTTGCCGCCAACATACACCTGAACGCCAGCGTTCGACACGTTGTTCACTTGCCCCTGACAATAGTCCTGCCCACCCTCATAGCTGTCCATGAGAAATCGCCAGAAGTACGCGTTGCGCGTATAAACGCTGTGTGGATTGTCCGCAAGGTATTTTACGTCATTCATAATTTATCTCTCATATCTTTTGCCAACTGAACCCTTTCCGCTTTACCCGGATGCGTACGCCCGTTGTGCTCTAGCTTGTCCATAAGCGATATGAACGAATCAAAATCTCTTGTTTTTCGGAGTGCGAACCTGTCAGCGTTAAGCTCAACGTGGCGCTGGTAGAACTCAACAGCCGGTTTAAATAATATCATCATCATAACCGCGCCAACAAACTGCCCGAAATAAAAAAGGCCCGTGATAATCGAAGTGAGCGTCAACATCATGAATATAATTTTCGCTCTATCTCTTGCCATAAAGTGGCCGATCTCATGGGCCAAAAGCACACGATACTCACGCTCCGTAAGGCGGTCATGCAGGTCGTGACTGACGTATATTTTATTGCCGAAGACCGTTGCGCTCATTGTTTCTCCAAAATTTTCTTTATGTCTTTAAGCAGCTTTGTATGCTCGCGCAGATGCGACCAGACCATACACATAAAAACCAAAGCGAACACCGCGATTAAGGATTCCATTATATTTTTAACCCCTCAATTACTCCACGCGTAAGCGCGAAGTCACGTTCAACCATATATCCAAGCGCATCAGAAATGTGCGTTAACATTAAGTCAGAGATCTTGTCGATCTGTGTTGACCCGTCACGAAACTTTACCTGCTCAAGGTCTTTTATTATGTGTTTACAATTCGGGTTTACCAATATGTTGCGCTCGCCTTTACTGTTACACAACATCCTGTTCATGGCGTTAACACGATCGCGCTCGTTGGGGTTCTTTAACGGCACGCGCTTAGTCAATCCGTACCCGGCCAGCTCGTTCTCTATGATTTTCCAGTTGCTTACGTTGCTATTCGCTGACCGCGCTGCACCCGTTGCATCACCATACAACACAACCCCTGTCGTGTGGTTCGGATACCGTGATTTAAACTCCTTGCAAACCTGTTCCGTGTTGCTGTTCCGTATGTATATCTCATCAACAACGACGATCTGATTTAATCCATTTTGTGTCTTATTATATTGACACACAACCGCCGTTCCTGGATCAACGTTAAAATCCCACGCGAGATTAATCGGCTTCCTCGGATCATACTGCGCCACCTTAAACGCCAAATCCCCTGCGTTCTCATGCCTGTTAAACGTGTAGTAGACCGCGCCCTCGAATATAACAAACTCGCCGTATATTTCTTGCTGGGCATACTTCTGGTCATACATCCCGACAAGCTGGTCGATGCCCTCTTTGCTGAGCGTGACATTCGCATACGTCGGGAAACGGACAACGCCATAGCCGTCTTTCTTCGACGCAATAAATATATCGTGGATGTCGTCGTATGAATTGGGTGAGGTTGTTATAAACCCCTTGCCGTTCGTTGAAAGAACACGGCCCAGTAATACATCCCACAACGACTTGAAATTTTTAGCCTCGCGCATCTCATCGCCCCAAAACCCGACGAAGGTTTCGTTGCGGATGCGGTCCGGGCGTTCGGCAGAGTGTCCGTGAATGCGTCGTCCGTTCTTTAAAATAATAATTTTCTTGCTGTCATTCTCCGACGCGATAAGCGGCCTAGCGGCTTCTTTAAATTCCATCCACGTCGTGCGGTCGAGCATATTAAACGTCGGGGCGATGATGCCGTAGACGCCTTTTCCCGTCGCATTCCACGCCTGACGCGTGGCCTCACGTGCGCCGGAGTAGGTCTTGCCCGCACGGATCCCGGCGATGAGAGCAATAAACCGATACTGCTGCATCGCCCAGTGGAATGCAATTTGACCTTCGTGAGGGGTGTACCCCTTAAGCGTGAACGCCATCTATAAACCTTTCAAATCGGTGTTCTTTTTTGTCGACGGGAACGCTTGTGAATTCAAGCTGATTGTTTATTAAATCGCCATCTTCTTCCGGCGACGGCTTCTGTGTCCAGTTAAGACGCTGACGATTATTAAGCCAATACATAATTGCCATTGTGTCGGGGGGATAATATTTATTTACCGTCGCACGTGTGATTGTTCCCATGTGATGGAATAGCTGTTCTTCTTCTTGAAAATATCCTTTTGCTTTTCTGTAAAGACTTTGCTCAACTCTTTTATCCGCAGCGTCCTTCCAGCCTTTTATGGTTTCCATAAAACCCGGCTGTTCGTGACACCAGTTCCAAAGGGTTGTATGAGATATTTTTAGAATGTTGCAGATCTCAACATCTGTTAATCCAATAAGAAACATTCTTTTAACTTGTTCTAAATTAAGTGTTTGGAACTTAGACGGGCGTCCTGCTTTCGGCATAAATCAATCCTCCAGCCGTAAAGTTAAGTCTTAAATGATTGATTGTCAAGAACTATTTTATTTATTTAATATAAAGAAACAGAATGTTTAACCACGCAGAGGCAAGATAGATCTGCGCTTGGATGATCTGACCGGCCATAAGCGCGGATCCGGCAGCCATGAAGAATAAGGCGATTATTGCGATTGCGAAGTAATTGATACGATCGACCCTCCGGTTATGGAGATAGCCTGGGATATGAAATCCATCTCATAATTGGTGAAACCGTAGAAGGCTTGAAATTGGTCTTTTTTCATTAAAAACAGCTCCGAACGGTGGAACGGAAAAAAATCGCATACTCTATATAATTCGCCCCT